TGCCATCTCTAGTCGTTGTCGTATTCTCCACGTCTAATGTCAGTATCATTATCAATACCTTTCCGTATTAAGTAAACAAACCCCACATTGAATATAGCAGCATATGTTTCAGGGTCAAGCTCTAATTGCAACGTAGCACTACCATCTTCATGATCTTCTATATCTGTAATCTTGATTGGTTTATTAATATATTCACTCATCTTTTATCTCCTTGCTGTATTTACGAAACCTTTTATTGTAAGCACGTTTAATCTTCTTTAACTGCCCAGCTTTCCACAGATAAAACTTACGTGCTTTGGTAAGACCATCATATTCATCACCACCCTTTATAGGTATACGTTTGTTCATAGAACTAATGCTTCCCATGCTATAGGAAACAAGTCTTTCATATCAGCAGATATTTCATCTGCAACTATTCTTGTTTCAAACTGTGTGTCTTCTTTACATCTTAGTATACACATGTCAGCAAAGGCGTCAAGACTACCTGACCAATACCATTCAGTCATGGTGCTTTGTGGCAACACCATACGTGCTTGCTCTGGACAAATACCTTGAACCAACATCTTTTTATAGTCACCTAGTGACTTGTCTGCTACCTCTTTTACATATATGTTAGGGAAATACTGGGACTGACTTTTGCCTCCACTACCTTGCTTCTTATCCTCGCTCTTATCCCTCCACACATCAGGCTCATAGAACTCAGGTTCATTATCTACATACCTACGGCTAATCTCATTCCACCGTAGGAACTTATGCTTAACTAGTTGTCTAGCTACAAAGATGGGAGCCTTGACGTGGAAGGATGCAAAGGCATGACCGAAAGGTGACATGTGCTTGTGCTTGGCTAGGTACTTGATCAGTCTCTTGTCAGGGTCATTGAGGATAGGTGTCATAGGTCTACCCTCTACACCTGATGTTCCTAGTGCCTCACTCTTTTTACCAAAGGATACACGTGCTGCATTTACTACAGACAGGTCACTGCCCATGTGGTCTATGTATGTTACATCAATCATTAGTCATGCTCCCCATTGTTACGTCTACCATTGTACCCATCAAGACGCATGGCAAAATCAGATAACGTCTTTGGGTTCCTGTTAGCAGTATCAAACGTACCGACAGTGATAGCTATTGCAGCCAGTAGTAACACATGCGCTATCGCTGTCAACCCAAACACAAGATAGCTACCCAAGAAAATACTAAACACAATGCACCACATCCATGCAAGTATCTGTAAGATCATGTGGCGTGTAGATGTATCAGGTATATTCTTTAGTGGGCTTCTATCTGAGTCCATGATCAGTGTCCACGTGTCGTATATATGCTGTCTCATTGACCTACCTTACCTACAAATTTAGCTATGTGATTTACAAATGGCAACAGACTTAGTGCCATCAAAAGATTAACGCCAGTGTGTATCATGGCTATACGTAGTGTATCGCCTTTAGGCATACCGTCAGACACTAGCAGCCCTGCCAGCCAGATCGTACCTGTTGTACCTATGTTAGCTCCTAGTACAGCAGCAACAGCAGCAGGTAAGGGTAGTACACCTGATGCAACCAAGGCAATGATAGCCGTAGTACTAAGGCTACTACTCTGCCATGCCAGTGTCATAACGATTGACCCAAAGAACATATAGATAGGGTTGCCCAAGAACCACTGTAGGTGATCTATGTTACCCATAGATTTCATACCACCACTAAACATTTTTAGTCCTACATAAAATACCACAAGTCCAATGGCTGTATATACATAGTTGTTCATGGTGCTGTACCTTTCCATAATTTTAATTGTGCAGACAGTCTTTCTACATCTTCTAACAAATGTACGTTACGTGTACGTAATGTCTTAGCTTGTGTTTCCCAATACTTTGCGTCACGTTTTACCGCCTCATACTTTTCACATAACTCTCTGTGTGTGTCTCTATTTATCATGCCTCATACCTCGCTGTCTTGTAGTTCAGATTGGTGTGTACAATACCGTGCCAACCAGACAGTTTGTTCTTGACAACATTGAGGTGGCGCATGGTGTCCTCTTCATCTGCACCCTCAACAGGTGGGTTCTTTGCAATCAACAGCATTAGGTCTGCCTCTGCAGCCTTACCTGTACGTGAGCCTTCCATCATAGACTGATTGAGTACCACCTTGTTCTCTGCATCAGCAGATAGCTGAGACATGTAGAAGATAGCACAACCATGCTGCTTGGCAATCTGTCGGGCATAGATAGCGTTAGCCTTTAGTGCCTCGTCAGGGCGAGAGAACCCTGTAGTCTTGGCAAACTTGTCACCCATGTCAAGCACCACAATGTCAGGCTTGTATGTCTTACAGACACTCTCAACCCATGCCATGTCACGATCAGTAGCGTCCTTGAACTTGACGTTATCCCTGATCTTATCGTATGCAGCCATTGCCTTTAACTTGTTGGCTACAACCTCTTTGGCTTCCATGTTAGAGGCGGCAGTAATGTAGCGGTGGGCTACACGGTGATAGCCTTCCTCGTTACATAACACAATGCACTTAGCACCCTGCCATGCAAAGCCACCCTCACCAGCAATCAGGCTGGCATGGAATGAAGTCTTGCCAGTGTTGGGCCTAGCACCAATCTCAATCAAGTGACCAGCATTAACACCCTCAACCTTACGGGTAAGTGTAGGGATGTTGAATGACCACTGGCTCTCAAGACTGTTGAGTGCAAGGATGTGGTCAATGCTTGTGTCTTCCCACTCAATGTTTAGCTTAGGCGTGAAGTCATCACCATACTGCTCAAGCATATTACGTAATGGCTCAAGGGTATCCTTTGTACCATTGACATAATCAAAGCCAAGGTTAGCAATGTCTTCACCAATCACCTGTTGGAACAGCTTGGACAGCACCTCTTGTGCAATGTCTTCACCCATAGGCTGTTCTCGCTTTACTGTAGCGAACAGCGCACTGTAGGCAGTCTTCTGTGCTGTAGTCAGGGTAGCATTGTTTGACATAAACAACGCCTCAATCTCGTCAGGTGTAACGGTACGCTCATAACGGTGCATGGCACTGTCAATGGCCTTCTTAATCTTACGTACATCAGGACTGAACAATCGTTCTGGACAACGAGAGCCACGATGACTGTCGTAAAACTCTTTGTTCATCAGGCTACGTATTAGTGCTAGTTCCATGTGGGGTTTATCCTTGTGTTAGGGTTATCAGATTACTGATATCGTCAGGGTTACTATATTTTAAATCGTCTGTCAACTTTAAAACACGTACATCTGGACAGTACGTGCGTAATTCTTTAGCAAACTTGAGTGACTTGGGTAAAGCATCGGGGTCAAGTGCTACTATTATGGTAGAGAACTGCGACAAGTATCGCTTGTGTCCCTCTGATAATGACGTACCCAACACAGCCACCCCGACATATACATCATCATCTTTGGCATCCAGCTTTAGATCGTTGTTCACTGTCGCACCTACAACTGCGGCACTCACGCTGTCCTCTACCACTACAGCGACATTACCACATCCACAATGGTATGGCAAGTCACTATTACCATATCTTTTCCATTTAGGTATTCTTTTTCCCAGTGATCTACCTGATCCATCAACTATGCAACCTCTATCATCTAGCACAGGAAAGACTATACGGTGATCCTTTACGTCATACAACACAATAACATCCTCGGATGATAGGCCATACTGTTTAAGAAAATTCCAGCACTCAGGTCCATCATTAACTAGGTAGTCAGGCTTTACAAATGGGGCAGGGTCTAACTCGTCAGTCATATAGCCAAGTGCCTTACGAACATCACCTACAGACATAGACACATTGGTTGCACCACTAACTGTACAACTAGCCTTGTAGCAATTCCATACAATCTTACCCATTGTATTAGTAATAGTAAATGTATTCTTTGTATGACATACAGGACATGCCATGCGTCTGCTGTCACCGACAGTAAGCTGCAGATCATTTATGATTTCTATTATGTTCATGTGTTGGCCTCCATAACAGCACGTGCAAATCCTCTAGGGGTAGCTGATCTGATGTTCTTTGTTCTAGCAGACTTACCGCCTAGTTTCAAGTGCTGTTTACTGTAACCTTTCTTTGGTTCAACAGGTACTTTAGTGGGCATCACAAAGCCATTGCCTGTCCACAAGCAAGTCTTCTTAGGGTAGGCATCCTGTGGGGCTATGTACTCAGGCCAGAGAGGATGCTGTGCTTCGCCATAGGGTATGTACCCACCATACTCATAAGGGTGAAACCTATAATCAGACTTACGCCACTTGGTAGCCAGTACAGACACAGGGTTCTCTACAAAATAGGGACAACCAAGATCATCAAACAGACCAGCACAATCAATGGCGTGTTGTGCAGCCTTCTCTTGAAACAATGGGTCAGCCTCTGCCTTCTTAGCAAAGTGGGCCGCACCAGAAACAGCCATATCAGTACAAACAGGGAAGGCCATACCAAATACTACCTTGTGACCATTGAAACGAAAGAATAAATCTTGGTGAGTACTAAAGTCATGCAGGTCTGCATGTAGATAGAATATAACACCACCAGATGCAAAGTGTTTTGTGTTATCAACCTCTACTGTCTCATGCTTGTGTTGAATATCATATGCATAGCACTCATACCCTGCCTCTGCCCAAGGCTTCAATGCTTCACCAGTGAAGTCATATAAACTTATAACTATTTTATTTTTCATAGCCAATCACTTTCAATGTTTTTCGTTACACTCAATTCTACATGAGCGTTACGTGCTGTCAAGGCTTTATTGGCAGAGGCAAATGTATTTTTTATGTATGGTTTCACAGATGCAACATGTGTGTGACCAGTAACAGCCATCAACTGTGGCAATGGTACACCTGCCTCAACCATTTGTGTTACCCCTGTCCTACGTAAGTCCATAAGTCGTAAGTCTTCTGATAGATTTGCTGCCCTCATTATCCTACGACCTACTTTAGATAGTCTTTCCATACTGTATGGTCTGAACTTACCAGCTACAGGTGTAGGGTGCGGTGCAACATAGGTCTGAAAACCATAGTCACTACGTTGTTCTTGTAGCATTACATACAACTCGTCATCAATAGGTAGGAACACCTCTGCCCTACGCTTAGACTGTTGAAGATACATGCGCTGCCTATCAAAGTCAATGGCATCCCACGTTAGCATACGCATGTCACCTAGTCTTTGACACCACTGGTAAGCCATAGACACAATCATGCCCATGTTACGGTACTTGTATTGGGTGAAGGCAGTGTCCATAAACTTTACCACATCTGAATGTTCCCATACTACCTTACGTTGTGGTGTAGGTTTACGCTTGATGTTGGTGAAAGGATTAGTGTTGATCTGTTCCATTTCAATAGCATAGTTAAAGACACGGCTGGCACAGGTAGCACCATGATTGGCAAAGCTAATGCCTTGCTCAACCCACTGTTCATACAAATGCTTTGCAACCTTAGAGGTAACATCACCATGCCTCATGTGACCTATGGCATTGTCCAGTAGACCAATGAAGTACCTGTAATGTACCTTAGTTGTATTACGTAAAGCCTTGAAATCATTAGAGGCAAAGTAATACTGTGACAAATTTGCAACAGTACTGCTTGGCTTCACATTGAATATCAATGCCTGTTCTTCACGGTACTTATCCACTAAGTCATTCAACTCTTTGGCGAGTACCTTAACCTGTCTAAGATCAGTACCCCATTCCTTGCGGCTCACCACCCCAGCATCAACAAGAGACTGAGGTGGGTTGAAGCGATAAGACACTACACCCTTGGGTTGTTTACGTGGCTGTACATATCGTGGCAACTTAGTCATTATGCAGCTTCCAGTGTGATGAACTTGGGATCACTGACCCACTTGCTC